CGCTGACGGCTCCTGCACTTGCGCAGGCGCAGGCGCGGGCTCGGCAATAGTCGGAGCCGGTTGCGCTTCCGGGAGCGCCTCCGGCTCCTGTGGCTCCGGGGCAGGAAGAGGCGGGTCGCCCTGTCCGTCGCCAGTCTCTGCGCGGATGCGATCCGCTGCCGCCTGCGGCATGAGGTTCAGAAAGCGCGCGCCGAACTTGGCCGACACTTTCACGGGCGATGTCACTTCGTCGGTGTAGCCAAGTGACTTCGCCTCGGCAGCATCCATCAGGCGATCTTCCTTCATGAGCGCCTTGACCTTCGCGGCAGTCTGTCCAGTGCGCGCCACATATGTTGCAGTGATTGACTTGTCGATGCGATCCAGATCAGCAGCGACGGCGCGCATGTCGTCGGCATTGCCAAACGAAAAGCCAGACGACTGATGCACGAGCATGAAGGCGTTCGACGGCATGATGATCTTGTCGGCGGCCATTGCAATGAACGACGCCGCCGACGCGGCGATGCCGTCAATCTGCGCAGTCACCTTCGCCTTATGATTTTTGATGGCGTTGTGGATCGCGACACCATCGAACACGTCGCCGCCGGGAGAGTTGATGCGCATCGTGATATGCGCGACATCGCCAAGCATGGTGAGGCTGTCGATGAAATCCTTCGCGCTGACAGCATCGTCATCCCAGAACGATTTGCCGATTGCGTCATAGATGACAATTTCAGCGGACGTGCTTTTCTTTTCGTCGTCGTCCGCTTCTGCTTCCGCCACCGTCATCGTGTACCAAATGCGCATTGCAATCTCCTACTTGGTTGCCGCCGCGTCTTCAGCATCCTGCGCGTCTTCATTGATCTGCGCCTGCTCTTCAGTGTCCGCGTCAGTGTCAGCAGTCGCGTCAGGCTCGTCGGGCTTGAGTGCAATCTTTGTTGACGACACGATTGGGAACACGAGGCCCAGTTTCTCTTCACGCTCATGATCAGCGGCGATGCGCAAATCATTCTCTTCTGGATCGTGGCCCTCGGCTTCGACCACATCGCTGCGCGATTTGAAGCCTGCGTCAACGGCGAGCTTCTCAGCCTGACGATCCTTCAGCGGATCGACCCAGTCATTGCGCTGCGGTATCCATTTCGCGCGCTGGTAGGTGATCTTGTTCAAAAGGTATGTGCTCTCGGGGATCGGCAGCGCCTGCGCGAGCACAGCAGTGTCCATCCAACGACGCCAGATGGGCGCGCACATTTGAAAGACGATCACGTTGTGCTGGAACTGTTCGATCTTGCGCCGGTACTCAACGATCGAGCCGCGCAAGGATGAATAGTTCGCGCGCCGCAAGTCAGACGTTGCAAGCGAATACGGGATGCCGAGCGCGGCGAACAATGCGAGTTGCTGCCGGTACTGGTATGCCTCGTATGAGCCCCCGACATCGGCAGGCTCCGCGAACTTGATGTCCTCGCCCGGCAGCAATGTCTGCATGGTGCCCGGCTCAAGACCAGACAAGCCCACGTTCAATTGATCCGCGCTGTCATCGATGCCGTCGATCGGGATCACATCCTCTGGCGTTGCTGTCGTGATGAAGCCAGCGAACATCGCCGCGATCCGTTTGCGCTCAAGCTCCGCATCATCGTACTGGTCGAGCAGGAACAGGCGCACAAGCGCGGGCGTCACAAGCGGCACGCCGCGCATCTGCCCCGGTCGCGTGCAGCGGAAAATGTGCAGCACCTCAGAAGCCGGGATGCGCACAGGCTGCATCGACACAGGCATGGTTTCAATCGGGATGTCGCCGGGATGTATCGGATGAAAATAATACGCAGCACGGCGACCGATGTGATCAAGCTCGATGCCGTTCATGATGTAGTTGCCGTTCGTGGCCAATCCGTTTTTCTCGAACGGGCACATCTCGCTTTCCAGCAACTGGATTTGCAGCGGCACAAGAAAGCCGTCCTCGACTTGGCGCGGCCTCAAACGAATGAAGCATTCGCCAGCTTCGAACAGCGCGCGCGCGACAATCGTCTGCATGCCGTAGAAGTCTGCGATCCCGTCCGCATCGCACTGGTCCGTCCAGTCGAGCCACAGCTTCATCATGGCCTGACGCAGATCGGGTTGCTCCGTCAGCAGTGATGACGGCTTGATGCCTGTGCCAATCAGGTTCGATGTGAAGCTGTCGCTCGCCGCCGTCGCGTGCGGGTTGTTGCGCAGCACATCGCGGCAGCGCGCGCGCAGCAGATTGCCGCTGGATGAGATGATGGTGTTGATCGTGCTCTGCGTCGGCTGCCACGACTTGAGCCTGCGCCGCGATCGGCCACCGTCGAAGTCATTGCGAAATTTTTTCGCGAATATGTTTTGGAAAATCCCCATCACAGACCCTTGTCGCGCTGGGTCGTCATTCTGATTTGCCGGATGCGACCGAAGCCAGTGCCGTTGACTTCGTCAAGCTCCTCCTCAAGGTCTGCGAGAATTTGGCGAAGCTCCGTCAGCGATCGGAACTCTGTGCGCTTGTCGCCATAGCCTGCGCTCTCGACGCCAGACACGATCACGGTCTTGATCGAGGCGATGGCGAGCGCAATCTCTTCGGGCGATGCTGCCTTCGCGTTGCGCCGCGCCAGTGTGTTGCGCGCCTGTGCGAGGGTGAATTGTTTTTCAGTGGGAGGGGCGTGCGTCGTCTTGAGCGTGACTTGCTGCGGCGTCTCGGTGACGACTGTTTTCTCGGAGCTTGAGTGAGGGGCTCGCGCAGTCGGCTGCGCTAGCCTGCCTTCGAGCACTGCGATGCGTGCCTTCAACTCCGCATAGGTAGGCTCTGTCATGGATCAGGAGCGTCATGCTCCAAGATAATTCGACCGAATGATGCGCCTGACCCGTCTCGCCCGCGCGACTGGCGCGCTGGGGATCGGCGGCTCTTGCTGCGCATCGAGTGGAGGAACGATTACCTTGGACGGGGTTTCCGGCTGCCTGCCGACGACATCCTTAGACCTTGTCTGTCTGTTCTGCAAGGGAATGCGCTGCACATTCAGGAGGTATCCCGCCGCCGCCTGCATCGCCTCGCAGTCAAAGAAGTGATTGTCTCGGCTGCGCTGCACCCACTCGATGCGGCCTGTCGGCTGCTTCAGACGCGCTTCCGAAACCAGTTGCTTGCAGTAATCGTCGTCCACTCCCTTGAAAACATGCCAGCCGCCAACGTGATCCTCGGGCCAGCGCAGGCGCTCATGCACCCAGCTTTTCCAGTGGTCTGTGTCGAGCCGCACGAGGTCGAGCCCGAACTTTGCAGCGCGCCCGTCCTTTCTGTTGACTTCGATTTTCGAGAACACCAGCGGCGTGCGCATCGCCGTTGCTGATCCCTTCGTTGGACGCACGCGCCGCATGAAGCGACGACAGAACTCATAGACGCGATTGATCGGCATCGTGTCTGTCTTGCCGGGGCGGAAGCCGCTGTCGATGAACGCAAGCTTGATCGGGAGGCCATCGACCGGCGCAGAGACAAGATCGCCGAGCGCTGCCCAGATTTCTTCCTCTGACGTGTCGCCGCGCAAGTATCCGTAATTGATCAGCCACGATGTCGCGCGCGCGCCCCATCCTCTGATGACCCACGGGAGCGAATGCTTCTGCACGTCACAAGCCAGCGTCAGATAGAGAACATCGCCCGGCACTTCGCCGCGCTGGTATGTCGAGCGCCGAGACTTTTCTTTTATCTCGACCCACTCGGGAACCTCGCCGCCGCCCGGCGAATACAATTCGCCAAACCCCGCGTTGATGGCTTGCTGCACCATCGCGTCGTCGCCTGACTGCTGTGCCTCGACCAGCACGGAGACACGTTCAGCGAACGACACGAATGGCGATGCAAGACCAGACACCCAGAAGGAAATCGCTTTCGTGTCTGGCATCGGCCCGCCGACATTGCCGCCCTTGTCGATCGTCTGCCCCGGCGCAACGTAGCGCCCGCGCGCATTCATCTCCGCTTTGTGTTCGTCATCAATCACGCCGCCGCACTTCGGACATTCCAGATGCGTCTCGCGCCCAGCTTCGAGCGGCGTCACCTTCAGCGGGAAGCGCAGCAGATTGAAACGCGGCACGAAATATTCATCGCAGTGCGGGCACGGCCAGCACCAGTGATGCCGCGTGCCCTGCTGCCAGAGTTGCCAGATCGGGCTTTCGATGTCCTCTGACACGGCGATTTCCCAGAAGTGCAAACCTGATATGGCGTCCTCTGTCGTCGCGATCCTACCTCGCTTTGGCGTGGACGTGACGACGCAAACGAAATCCGCGTAGGTGTCGCCGCGCCGCTCGACCAGTCCCAGCGGGCCGCCTTGTTGGTTCACGTTGTCGCGCATCTCATCGTATTCATCGACAAGCGCGAGCACAGCAGGATCAGACTTCAGTGCTGTTGACGATCCAGAATGCGCGAGGCGGAACGGAACGCCAGCAACAACCTTGCGCGTCTTTGTCATGCGCTTGCCGCGCGCGACCTTCGCCATCAGTGACGGCGCTTCATCGAGCAGCGCCATCACGCGCGGCTCGAATTGTTCTGTCAGGAATTGTTTGCTTGGCCCGACATACAGGATCGGCCCCGGCTTCTGATCGAGGCGCTGCCCGGCAACATCGAGCATTGCTTCCGACTTGCCTGTCTGCGCGCCGAACACCATGATGACACGACGCCAGACGCCAGACGCAACGGCCCGTTCAGGATCGATCACGTATGGCGTCAGCAGCGGATCGCGCGGCCCCGGCACTGCCGCCGTTTGCGGATACGTTCTATTGGCCGCCGCCCACTGATCCGGCTCCATCGGCTCCGATGGGAGCATCAGTGCTGCGAACCGTCTCCAACCGTATGGCCTGTGCCATTGCGTGTTCTGCGATGCGACGAAGTCTGACATTAATTTCCCGCTCAATTGCTCTGCGCACTGTGAGGTCACGCGAGCACGTTGCCGCCAAGCCAGCGAGTTCGCTGCGCACGACACCAGCGAAGGCTTCTATCATCTCTTCATAGACTGCGCGCGGAACAAGTTCGCTCAAGCGCACCGCCGTGCGTACCTCGATGTCCTTTGCGCGCGCATCACGCACGCGGCTCTCGGCTGCGGTCATGTTGCGGCTGCGCGTTTCATCACGCAGAAATTTTATGTAGCCCTGTACTGCACTGACCAGACTGTAAAGGCCGCGCGAGTGCCGTTTGATGTAGCCGTCGCCGACAAGCTGCTCGACACGTTGACGCGACAGCATGAGCAATGAGCAGACGACCGCTGTGCTGACGATCGTTTCGCCTTCGCTTGTCGCTGCAACGTCAGCTTCCTCTTCCTCTGCCATCGTGTTCGCTCCCTTGCTGGCATCGTTGCTGGCGCGCTGCTGTGCGCGCTGCTCTCAAGAGTAGGCTTTGCTGATCGAAGCCGCCAGCGCCGCTCCCAGAGACATCTCGGAAAGGGCTTGTTTATAAGCCTTTCCTGAGCACTGCCGGGGCAGCACGCCCCACACACTCACCCTAACCTATTGATCGGGCAGGATAATTCCCTGCTTTCCCCGTAGTGCAAAATGCCCTATATTCTGTGTAGCTACCGCAGTGATGCGCTAGTGAAGAAAGACGCTCTTGTTATGCAGTGATGCATGCATTGAGCGACTGCGCTCCCCGCGCAAGGCAGGTCATAGAGAGAGGGGTTCTGACAGCAGCGCAATCGTCAGTGTGTTGAAGGCGCAAGCCGTGATGCGAATGCCCGCGAGGCCGCAGTAGCACAACACGCGAAACGATTGAGACGTGAAACATCGTCGCAGCTTGGTACTTACGCAAGATGTCCCAGAGACACACAATGCGTGAAGTGGCTTCCAGCAGAATATGCACCGTCCATTGCGCGCGTTCGGAAGAAACGCCGCGTGCTGATGTGACGAAAGCAGAGGGGCAACCCCGAGCAGCGCTGCAATGTGCATGCACCGCATCGTCGTGACTTGCAATCACGCCGACCTAGAATTGTTTCGAGACTGCGCATTCTTGAAAGAGGGTGCGTAGTACGAAGCAATCCTGCTTCGAAGAAGGAGAGCAAGCTATGTCAACGCGCAATTTTGAAATCGGCGAGTGCGTGCGCACGCTGAAAGCGAAAGACGAGGCGATGGTGATGGACTTTGTTGCCGCAGGGTCGCCCGGCAAATTTCACTCCACTGAGCAAATGGGCGACACTCTCGTCCTACGCATCGAGATGGATCAAGCGTTCAACGGCCCTGACGGACGAACGAACGTTTTGGAATTTTATCTCGAAGGCAATGAGAACGTGTCTGACTACATCGCGTAAGTAACGAAGCAATCCTGCTTCAACGCCGCTGCAATAACGCAGCGGCGTTTCTGTTTTGAGAAAGAGCAAATCATGTCGAACGTTATCACGCTGAAAAATACCGAAGTCTCAATGGCTGTTGCATCGCGCCGCATGCGAATGCTGATCGGCAAGAATAAGCCCGTCATGCTTTGGGGCGCACCCGGCATCGGCAAGTCTGACGCTGTTCGTCAGACCGGCGACGATGAAGGCTGCAAAGTGATCGAGGTGCGTACCAACTTGCGCGAGCCTGTTGACGTGCGCGGCATACCAGTGCCGTGTGAAAAGACAGGCACGACAAAGTGGTTCGTTCCCGATGAGCTTCCGCAAGTCGCACGCGACGGCGAGAACGGCATCCTGTTCCTTGATGAAATCAACACAGGCACTGCGCAGATGATGGCAGTGATGTTCGGGCTCGTGCTCGATCGTCGCGTTGGCGAGTATGAGCTTCCGAAAAGCTGGCGCATTGTCGCAGCAGGCAATCGCGTCTCCGACAAAGCAGCAGCACAACGCATGCCGACAGCGCTGCGCAATCGCTTCTCGCATCTGTACTGCAAAGCCGACTTGCCTGCGTGGACAGCGTGGGCAAATAAGAACGGCATCGCTCAAGAGCTTGTCGCGTTCATGCGACTGCGCCCTGACTTCATCCACGTCATGCCAGTGGGTGATGAAAATGCCTTCCCTACGCCGCGATCGTGGGCGCAGTGCAGTGACTTCGTTGATGCTCCGAGAGAAGACAGACTGGCACTGTTCGCCAGCTTTGTCGGCGAAGCATACGCAACGGAGCTTGATGCATTCATCGACTTGTTCCACTCGATCGGATCGCTCGATGCTTTCATCAAAGACCCGAAGGGCTCGAAGCTCCCGACTGAGCCTTCGATCCGCTTCGCTGTCTGCACGGGCCTCGCACGATTGGCGACGAAGAAAACATTCCCAGCGATAGTCGAGTTCGCAAAGCGACTGCCGCCTGAGAGTGAAGTCCTCGTTGTCACTGATGCAACGCAGCGCGATGAAGAGTTGAAAAATACTTCCGTGTACGGCGAATGGGCTGTGAAAAATCAGCACATCTCAATTCAGTGATCACTAAGGGCGGCGCTCATATGCGCCGCCTCATAGTGTTCATCCGAACACTGCAACGCGGCACATGCCGCAGAAAGAGCAAGTCATGTCAAACGCTAAAATCGCTAAGCCACTATCGCGCAAAGCTGTGCTTGTCGCTGTGAACATCTCGCAGTGGACAGCGCGCAAGCTCGACAAGAAGGTGACTGATGAAACGAACCAGCGACACAACGCGACGAAAGACGCGGGGCGATACAACAAGCTCCTGATTGAGAAGCGTCATCTCGAAGAGTTGCAAGGGCTCGTGTCGAAGGCGCGTTCGCTGCACTACAAGATGACGCGCCCGTGGGCTGATGAAGGCCCGCGCATTCTCGCCAACGTGCTGTTCTCAAAATTCAGTGATGAGTTCCGCACGCTCAAGCGAGAGTTCGCCATCGCTGCCGATCGTTTCGCTGATGCATACCCGTCCTTCATCGAAGAGCGTGAGCGTTCGCTGAATGGTCTGTTCAATGCATCAGACTATCCCGCTGCGTCTGAAATCCGATCGAAGTTCAATCTCGATCTGACTGTGCTGCCGTTCCCAGACGCAGACGATTTTCGTTCTGATCTTGATGATGACACGGTCGAAGAAATCAGAACGCAACTCCGGTCAACGTCAGCAAGCGTCGTTGACAACGCAATGAAGCATACGGCCCAGCAAATCATCGACACTGTGGGACGTATGGCCACGAAGCTCGCCGAGTACAAAGCGAGCGGCGGCAAGGGCGATCCTGCCGAGGGCGTGTTTCGCGACAGCCTCGTTGAGAACGTCCGAGAGCTTGCAGAACTTCTGCCAGCTTTCAATCTGACTGAAGACCCGAACCTCGACGCGATCACGACGCGCATTCAAAAAGAATTGTGCGCCGAAGACGCGAAGGAACTCCGCGAGAACGATGTCGTCCGCGCGGGCGTGCAGAAGAGCGCCGACGAAATTGTCGCCGCTGTCAGTCATCTGTTCGGCTGATCACGAGAGGGCGGCGCAATCACGCGCCGCCCTTCCACTCACATAGAAAGAGCAAGTCATGTCAATTGAACAACAAGCGACAGACCGCGTCATGAAAGCGCGCGGCGAGTTGATCTTAGCGCGTCGTTTCTACGGCGTGCTCGTGTCGAACGTCGAGCCTGTGCTGTCGCGACAATTCCCGACGATGGCGACGAACGGCAAGAAGCACTTTTTCAATCCCGAGTTCGTCATGGGATTGAGCAAGAACCATCTCGGCGTCGTAACGTCCCCCGCTGTTCTGCTGTTGGGCGTGCAAGCGCATGAGAGCGAGCACGATGCACGACATCACGGCACGCGGCGCAATGGTCGCGATCCGAAAAAGTGGAACGTGGCATGTGACTACGCCATCAACATCGACTTGATTGACGAAGGCTTTCAACTGCCAGAGGGCGCGTTGATTGATGAGAAGTATCGCGACATGAGTGCCGAAGACATCTATCGCACTCGTGAGCTTGACGAAGAAAAAGAACAGCCGCAGCAACCGCCGCCGCCAGAAGACAACGAAGGCGACGAAGAGGGCGACGATGGGCAGCAGCAGAAGCCCGACAGCGACGACAGCAAGCCCGGAGACGACAGCGACAGCGACGACAAGAGCGACGATGAGGGCGATGCTGACGACGACAGCGACAGCAGCGACAGCGACAGCGACGACGACAGCAGCGACGGTGACGCTGACGGCGATGGCGATGCTGATGCTGAAGACGGGGACGCCGAAGGCGAAGGCGAGGGCGAGGGTGACGCTGAAGACGGCGACGGCAGTGGCGACGGCAGCGGTGACGCTGACGGTGACGCTGACGCTGACGATGAAGGCACGGGCGCTGGGTCGTCTGGCGATCCCGGCCAGTGCGGCGAAGTGCTCGACAGTGAATGCGACGAAGAAACGGACCTCGCTCAAGAAGACATCAAGTGGGAGCGCAACGTGCGTCAAGCCGCTTCGATGGCGAAGGCAGCCGGTCAATTGCCGGGTCACATCACCCGAGAGATTGAACGTGCAAACAATCCGCCGCGTGAATGGCGCGACGAATTGCGAGAGTTCTGCGAGCAGGGAGCGCTGCGCACTGAAACATGGAACAGACCCAATCGACGTTTCATGGGACGGGGCATCGTGCTTCCCTCGACGCAGAAAGACGGCATCTCCAAAGCAGCGTTCCTAATCGACACGTCAGGCTCGTGCGATGAAATCGCATTGGCGTGCGTACAGAACGAAGCGCAGGCGATGCTCGATGACGGCATCATTGATGAGATTGTTGTCGTGTACGGCGACACGCGGGTCACGCGCGTCGATGAGTTCAAGACCGGCGACGAAATTGAGTTCGATCCGCGAGGCGGCGGGGGCACTGACATGCGCCCGCTGTTTGACTTCGTGCGTGAGCAGCACGACGACGCAACGCTGATCATCAATTTCACTGACTTGGAGTTCTATGCAGACATGGGCGACGAACCTGACTGCGCTGTGATGTTCGCCGTTCACGGTTATCCCGATCGCGTCAAAGAGTTGATGCTGACGCCCCCGTGGGGCGCGCGTGCAATCGACGTTGGCGTTCATTGAAGACAGCGCCGCTCCGAATAAATCGGGGCGGCGTTTCCAACATCAGAAGGAACAGAGACGATGACGAAAAATTGGAACTGCGACGGCGAGCACTGCGCGAACGCAGCGGGGCAAGTGCGCGTCTACCCCCTCGGGGGCGGCGCAAATCTCATCCTGTGCATGTCATGCGCAGCGCATGAGAACCGTTACCGTCAGCAGCGCGCGAATGAAACTGGGCGACAGGCTGACTGGCCGCAAGTCAATTGGTTCAACTGTGAAGTCTACGGAGAGCAACAATGACACGACCCCTGTACCAAGTTCTCGCATGCACTCTTGAAGCCGCGTTCAACTGTGAGCGCACAGGCAACGAAGAGTGGTTCGGGAAACACTCACTGCGTTTGGAAGTGCTTGTGAAGAAGTTCATGCCGAGCGGCAGCGGCTTCGATGCGGGCACTGCGCTGAAGTTCGACAATCAGAAGACGGGCCAGCTTCGCTTCACCACTTCGTTTCATCACATGAACGATCAAGGCATGTATCACAAGTGGACGACGCACGAAGTGGTCATCACGCCCAATCTCGCGCACGGCTTCGACATCAAAGTGACCGGCGCGAATTACAACGAAGTGAAAGCGTACCTCGTTGACGTGTTCAATCACGCGCTGATGACTGAAATAAAAAACGAGGAACTCACCAATGCAGTCTGACCCACTCACAATCTTTGAGGCTGACGATGAGGGATGCTTCATCGTGATGCGCGGCAACGATCATGTCGCCGTGTTCAACACCTACGCAGAGGCTCACGCCTTTCTGACAAGCGAACAGGAGAAGCAAGATGAAGGGCAATGAGTACGCAAAAATTATCGCGCATCTTAAGCTGACGAAAGTTGGCGCTGCTGATTTTCTCAACGTCGATTACAGCACGTCGAAACGCTGGATGAGCGGCATGCACCCGATCCCGCACGCAGTCGCAATGCTGCTGCGCGTGATGATCAAAAACAATCTGACAGTCGCTGACGTGCTCGCACTGATGGGGCGAACACGATGAGGGACACGTACAAAGTTCTCACCATTCGTCAGCCGTGGGCATCTCTGATCGTCTGGGGCATCAAGCCTGTCGAGAACAGAAGCTGGCTGACAAAGCATCGCGGCCCGCTGCTCATTCACGCCGGGATGAAATACGAAAGCGAGCCCGAGCTTGAGCGTCGTTATCGCTTCACTCGTGACGACATCGAGCACGGCGCGATCATCGGCGTCGTGGAGCTTGATGACATTGTCGAGCAACACCGTTCGCCATTCTTCAAAGGTCCGTTTGGTTGGGTGCTTAAGAATGCGCGCGAGTTCTCTCGCCCGATCCCGATGAAAGGCATGTTGGGGCTGTTCAACGCAACGCTCGACGTGTCGAAATTCCGCTGACGTTTCGATGCTGCGCATCTCAGTCGGTGCGTAGTTCGAAGCGCCATCCCGGCGACTTCATGAAGGAGAGCTACCATGTCAAAGCGAAACACTGCCAGCCCCGACGCTGCACTCGCACGTTGGAAGACGCGGCTCAAGCGAGCCATCACCATGATCAACAAGTTGGAGAAGCAGAAGAAGCGCATCGAGAAAAAGCAGCGCGCACCTGTCGCTGCGATCAACTACGCAGTGAGCCTCCCCACTGTGGGCGCGATCGTTGCGAACGCGAACGAAGAGGCAGACGCGCGTCGAGCAGCAGAGGTTGAACGCGAGATTTTAAGCGACACGTTCAAGGAGCATGAAGACACTCGCATCCCCGAATTTCTGCGACGGGGCCTCGCTGCGCAGAACGCTGCTGACGCTGTCATCGCCGACAAGATCAAGAGCGAGCAAGCCGAAGCTAAGAAGGCGAAGGCGCGCGGACGTGCTGAGAAGCACAAGGCGAAAATGCGCGGCGACCTGAAGCGCATGCCGCGCAGCGGGAAGGCAGCGCTCGACTACATCAAGGGAGCGAAGTGATGACAGCAGCAGAGAAGCACGCCAAGCAGCGCTTGGCTGAAGCGGTCAAGTCTGTGTCGCATCAGTGGGGCAAGGGCTGGCCGTGCTTGAGCAGCACGCAGCGCGAGGCATTCGTGCGTGCTGAGATGCTCGCCGATATTCATCGCGCGCAGAACCTCGGTGACGCTGTCACGTTTCGATCGCTGGTCGAGGCGATGGCTGCCGCTGCAATGCAATGGGATGGATGGTTGGGGACTTCCGCATGACAAAAGAAACCCCACGATATTGGACGCCGCTCGTGAAGCTGCGTCCAGATGAGACGTATCGCCGCCCAGAGATTGTGCGGGAGACGATGACGCACTACGGCATCGATGAAGCTGCTGCCGCTGCGATGCTCGACGCGGAGGATGCGAAGGTCGATTGCTACATCAACCACCTGTACCAAGTGCAAGTCGGTACGTGCGGCCCAGACAATCGCATGCTGCACATCAACATCAGACGACGCGACGGCAGCATGTTCAAAGACTGGCGACATTTCCAGCAAATCAAAAACGAGATTGCTGGGCCAGAACGCGAAGCCTTCGAGCTTTATCCCGCCGAGAGCAGAAAGGTTGACACGTCGAACAAGTGGCACCTGTGGGTGCTGCCTGAAGGCGTGCAGATGAATGCGATCGGCTGGACGAAGCGTGATGTTCGCTATGTTGAGAACAGCGATGTTCCCGGCATGAGACAGAGGAAGCTGTGATGCAAAAAATCTATCTCATCGTGAATGAACGCGGCTCGATCATCTATCGCACCAACGTGCTCGACACTGCGATGGCTGAAGCACGACAGCGTCGGCATTACACAGGGCGTCACTACACTGTGCATTCGATGTCGCCTGTATGGTCAACAGAAACAGAGACGAAGGAGACGGAGACGACATGACACGAGAACAAGCGCTTCCCTACGTTTCGTTTTGCGTCGATGACGCCCTAAGCGAACGATCGATTGCCGACATGCCAGCGAACGCGAGATTGATCGGCTGGCAGTGCGGCTTCGAACCACTCTTCGTTGCCGTCTGGTCTTATCTCAACGTGAGACTTGACGACGCCGATGCCGAAGACATTGCGTCCGATTTCTTAGTCGAACGCAAATGGTTTTCGGGAGAGCCTACACCAGCCGATCATTTTATCTGACAACAGGAGAGCCACCTATGAACTCGCTAGAACACATCGCCTTCGTGCTGACGCACGCAGTCGAGAAAGACGAAGTCAGCAAGGCAGACTTGCTGCGCTTCTGCAACGTCCTGCACACCATCGCGCACGAGGTTGCAGACACGGGGGGACTTGAGCAACTCAACACCATGATCAGCGCGCGCTTTCACCACGTCATCCACCCGAGCGATGCCGAGTGGGCTGCGACTGTGATGCGCGAGCGCCGCGCTGGCAACGTGGGAGATAACTGATGAGAGCCCCGCGTTACACGTTCGACCTCGTCTGCCCGCGCTGCAATCGGCAAGACATGGTCGAGACTGACAACAGAGACGTGCCGCCGCGACTGTGTTGCGGCGACTGTCTCATGCTCAACGTCGAGACGATCGAACTCAAAGTGGTTCGCGTGATGGTGCTGGCATGAGCATGCGTCAACACTTCATCGAGATGCGCAACGTGTTCGGACGCAACGTCTATAACGACTTCATGATTGCGCACGGCGTCGAGTATGTCATCGGGCCTGACACGTATGCAGGCAGGCGTGGCATCCCGAAGTCATGCTTCGAGAATGCGTTTCATCTCGCGCATGAAGACAAGTCCCTCACCTACGTCGAGGGCAAGGCATGCTGCTTCGGCGTGCCGCTTGACCATGCGTGGTGCGTCAACAGCGAAGGCGTCGTTGTTGATCCCACGATCGTCAACGGCCACGATCGCATGTCTGATTATTTCGGCGTGCCGCTCCAGACGAAATACGTGGCACGCGCGATCGTCACTAACAACGTGTACGGCGTCCTCGATTACTTCCACGCAAACCTCACAGTAACAAAGCTCTTCGAGCTTGGGCTGGTCGAGGGGCAGGCGTGGCTGCTCAATCTTGAGCGTCTCCCGAAAAAGCCGAAAAGGAAAAGAGCATGAGAACAGTCATCGTCTACATCGAATTTGTTTTCAGGTTCGCTCTCGCGTATGCCATCTATCTCATCAGGATTTGGTTGGTGATCGGCGCGGCTATGCTGCTGTGGATGCTGATCGGCATGCTCATACCAGCGGTTGCGCAGACTGCGACAGTGTACGGCCCTGACGGTCGCGTGCAGACGCGCACGCAGACAGACAGCCGGGGCAATACAACGATATACGATGCGAGCGGCAACGTCGCCGGTCGCACGACGACAAGCGGAACGACGACGACGATATATGGTGCTGACGGTCGCAAGGCTGGCAGCGTCACTCAGAAGTAGCGAACACCGGAGGGGCGCTATTCTTTCCCCGCATCCGTGTTGGCCAACGGGCGAGCGTGAGGCGCTGCAACGTCTCTTCGTCTTCATTGCAGCGTCGAGGCGACAGCAAGGCGAGGTTCTGGGAGCCCCTCCGGTACAGACATGACAACCAGTGAAACCTCGCAAGACCATCAATCAGCCGCATCTGCCTCACTGGCAGATGCGGCCCCTTTTTTTGTCCTCAAATCGCGCGTTGATTTGCGTGATCAACTCTCCCAGCGTTTGCGCTGTTCGAAGCGTCTCAAACGGGTCGCCCCCTACGCCCCTGCACTGCACATAGCAAAGCAAGTCGTTTTTGCGCAGTCCACGGGCGGCGCTGGCGAGCGGGACGGGATTAGTGCTGCAATACCAGCCCGCCAGAACCATCAACTCTGTGACGTTCCCAAGACACGTCGCCCAGCCCGGCAGTCGCTCAAGCGCTGACTTGTCGAGCAAGTCAACGTCCATGCACCAGCGCAAGCTGGGACAAGCGTCCATAATCGCCAGCATCATCCCGGAGCCCGCGCACAGCAGCACAGAACGCTCGCCACGTTCAAAGTCGATCGGCGGTTCAATCCGGTGAACGTGCGAGATGTATTCCACGCTCTCCGTTCTGGCGATGCGCGCAATGCGATCAGTCACGCGCGAGCAGACGCGCCGCTGCGCCCGCCTCCATTTTCGGCCCGATGTACTCAAAGCTCGCCGTCATCCTGTCTGTCGCGTGCTTGATCTTGCCGCCCGCATCTCGTGCGCGCAGCGAAGGTGGCCGCGTCATGCGCCACGCCGGATCGCGCATCGCGCCTGCAATCTCTGCCGGATGTCCCGTGTTTCGAAACACGCGCTTGTCGAGCCCCGCCCACATCGACGCCAGCGTTGTGATCATTGCGTTGCCGATCCCGACACCTTGAAAATCCGGCAGCACGACAGAACGATGGCCGCGATACGCTGCGCCGTGCGTCAGTCTGCCGACGAATGGCAGATACGAATGGAAGCCAGCCGGTCGCCCGTCGATGAAGCCAACAAAGCACGCCGCCGATGTCGCAAGGTCTGCTGTCAGATAGTGATGGTGTACGAATAATTTCCACGCCGAACTATGCACGCGAGCAATTTCGAGATTGATTTTAGGTCGTCCTTGAAGTGCCCTCCAAGCGAACGAATTGTCCGCAGGCGTGAAGACCCAGTCAGGGTCCAGCCATTCGAGCACGTCATCATGACACGTCACGGCAATGAACTTGCCGCCCCGCCTGCGAACCGTCTTCGCGACTGCTGCACTGCCGATCTGTCCCACAGTGCGATCAACAACAGACGTGAACTCATCGAACACGCACAGGTCAGGCTTCGATGCGAGCGCCAGCGCCAGTGTCGCGCGGAACTGCTCGCCGTTCGACAGCACGCTGAAGGGACGCAGCCACGCAGGCGGCGATGAGAAGCCGACAGACGACAGCAGCAGCGTCACGTCTTTAATCGACATCTCCTCGGGGAAGCCGTCCACGACCGACTGCGCCATGTCCCATTCGAAGCCGCTCACATACGCATCGGCGAACATCGCCTTCGCGATCGTCGTCTTGCCGCAGCCGGATGGGCCGACGATCAAGCCCACGTTCCAGTCACGCTCATCCAGAGGCAGCGTCACGTCCCACGACAGGTCAACGCGCTGCGTCGGAGCGATGTCGAACATGCCCTCCAGTTGCTGCACGCGCGGCGTCCGCTTCACTGCTGTGCCCTTCGCAATGATCATGCGATCAGCGCGCGGCATTCGATGCCGTCCTTCTGGAGCTTCTTCAGAATGCGCAACTGATCCTTCTCATCTGCGCACTCGATCAGCACCTGATACACCGGCTTGAACGTTGACGACGCCGCGTCACGCTTCGCCTGCTGCTCTGCTGTCGGCAGCAAGCGTGCAATGTCTGCTTTGCTGAAGCCGATTTGCAGAACGTCTGTGCCTTCACTGCGTAGCGTTGACAGTTCCTTCGCAAGCTTGTCCATGTCCCACGTTGCGTTCTGCGGGATTTGATTGTCGAGCAGCGCGAAGGCGCGGCACTGCTTTTCAGACCAGCCCCGCGCGACGATCACTCGGATGTGCTGCAAGCCTTCGAGACGTGCAGCCTCACGACGACCGTGCCCCGCGATTATCTCGCCGTCTTCACGCACGAGGATCGGCCAAATCTGTCCGTACTCGCGCAGGCTCGCGCGCAACTCCCTGATTTGTTTTTCGGGATGAACGCGCGCGTTCGCTGCACTGTCGCGCGGCTCTTCAATGCCCCACACTTCAATCTGCGCGTCAGCTTCACGCTGCACAGTAGGCGCGCTGCTCTCAATGCTCGACATCCCCGCCTCTGCTGTATTCACGCTATGCAACCGTGGAAAGGCTGGGGCTGAATATGAAGATAGGGCTCCGTCGCGCGTTCCCCCCAC